CCACGCCTTGGCTTCCTCTTCGTGGACGAGCGCAGCGGCCTTCCGAGCCGCCTCACGGAGCGCCTGGAGGTCCGGCATCGCGTCCGCTACCTCCGAGGGCTCGGGGGCCTTCTCCGGCTCGGAGACGGGCTCTGGGGCCGCCTCTGGGGCTGGCTGGCCGCGGCGGTTGCGCCGGGCCCGCTGTGCGAAGGCGTTCTCTTCCGGCGGCTTCTGCCGGTTCCTTGCTACCCAGAACGTCATGATGGTTCCTTCCTACGAAGGCGGGGGCCCCGAAGGGCCCCCGCGTGTGTCTAGAAGCCCGGGTCCGAGGAGAACCCTCCGGCGGACGCTCCGGCGGCCGGTGCGGGTTCCGCAGCGACCGGCGGGAAGGAGGTGACCGCGACGGCCCCGCCCTCGGGCTGGCGCATGGAGAAGTTGACTACCGCCTGGGTCTCCCCGCGGTATTCTTCGTGCTTGATCTCGATGTTCACCCGCTTGCCGACCATGACCGCGGCGATCTGCGCCATGGTGGGCTTGTGCTTCTTCAGCGTCTCCGCGTCGATGCCCACCGCCTTGAGGTGGCCCATGAGGAGGCCCGCCGCCTTGGCGGACTTCACGATGTAGACCTTCTTCGGGCGCTTGCCCGCGTGCGGCCCCTCCGCGATCTTCAGCTTGGCGACGATCATGGGTGCGCCGCTGGACTTGGAGGTGGTCACCTCCGTCTCTTCGATGACGGCGGGGAACTTGCCCTCCGGCGGGACATTGAACCGGTCGCCAGCTTCGGCAACGATGTCATCCCATTCCAGGTCTGCCATGTCGTGATCCTTTCGTTATTCACTGAATCCGGGGAAGATGCTCCCCATGATGTGCGTGATGTTCGGGTTGTCGATGGTGTTCGATTCGAAGCGGTCTTCGAAGTGCGACCCCGTGATGAACAGCGGGTGGGGCTTCACCAGGAGACGGCGCACGGTCGGGCTGTTGTCTGTCACGATGCCGTCCTCATTCGGGATCTGGGCCACCCGAAGGCACGCGGTGGTGTTCATCCAGTACGCGATGCCGTTGCGGAGCTGGCCCTCCATGTGCGGGACGTAGCTCCCGTCTTGCTGGAGCTTCCCTTCCGAGGTGAAGACGACCACGCGCGCCGGGTTGGCCGGGTTCTTCACGATGTCGCGGAACCGCTTGATGCGGTCGGACATGTGCGCGAGGAGCTTGCCCCAGTCCTGTTGTTGAAGCCCTGTCATGTCCGGTTGGATCGCCTTCTTGCAGCGGTTCTGGATCTCCGTCACCGAATCCAGGATGATGGACTGGAAGGGGTGGTTGGGCTGGATCACCCAGTTCAGCATCGTGTCCACGGTCTCCCACCGCTGCACGTCCACCACGCAGATGTCGAAGTCCTCCATGTCGGGCGGCGGCTGGGACAGGTCGTCCCACCACGTCACCCGGTACGGCTGATCCGGGTTGTTCGGGTTCTGGCGTCCGTAGAACGCGTTCCAGGACCCTTCCGCGTCGGCCACGAGCTTCTTGCCGGGAGCCGTTGCGGCTAGGGAGGACTTCCCCGTCTTCGTCTTCCCGTACAGGAGAAACGACGCGTTGTGCCGCGGGTTTCGTTCGATCATCCTGTCCTTGCTCCGTTCGTCGTCGGTCCCTAATTCTATCAGAGTCCCTGAGCATGGGAATCCGAGTACCGCGCCAGCGGGTCCCGCTCGCGGAAGCCGTCCGCTAGGGCGTGCTCCACGCGCGAGCCGTCATCGAACATCGGGCACACCGTGAAGAACGGGCAGTCCCAGGCGCAGTCCCGCGTGGGCGTGGGGTAGGCGATCTGGGCCGACATCATGTGTCCCATCGCCGTGCGAAGCCGCGACTCCAGTTCGAAGATGTCCGCGATGATGTGCTTCATCCGGGCCTCATAGGAGGCGATCTCGTCCCCGTTGTGGTGGACCTCGTACCGGTCGTAGAAGGGCGGCTTCGCGGTCTTGGACCGCTTCACCTTCTTCAGCACGTTGTACAGGGCTCCATCGCACCAGCCGTTGTCCGAGGACTGCGCCTCCAGCCAGTGGTAGTGGAGCATCTGCGGGTCCTGGCGGAGTCCCGGGATCGCGTCCGTGAGGCTCCTCGCGGTCTTGTGGTCCAGGAACAGCCGGGCCCCGTCCATCTGACGGCGCAGGCGCATGTCCAGCTTGCCGACGACCTGGAAGTCATGGCCCTTGTTCGCGTCTACGAGCCGGTCGCTGAAGGAGGAGCCCCACACCATGACGATCTCCTCCGTGGAGATGACCTCCAGCCCTGCGTCCACGCCGCTTTCCGCGATCCACTCGCCGTAGCCCTCCACCATGATGCGCTCCAACTCGCAGTCCTTCTGGAACGCCTCCGTGATGCCCTGTTCCGGCACCTCCCCCAGCGCCACGAGCGCGCCCGTGTAGGCGCCCCAGTCGTCCGCCTGCGCCTGCGCCAAGGCCACCAACGGGTCCTCACCGCCCGGCGTATAGAACGCCTCCAGCGCCACGTGGACGCGGGAGCCGGACTTCAGAGGCCCGGAGGGGTCGTTGCCCTTGGGCGCGAGGCGGCGGAACTCCGAGAGCCACCACTTCCGCTTGCAGCGGAGGAACGTCTTCATCTCCGATTGGGAGATGCGCCGGACCTCGGTCATCGGCCCTGGTCCTCACGGGCCTTGCGCTCCCGCTCCAGGCGCTCAGTGCGCCGACGCTCCACCTCCTCGTCAGAGGGGGTGATGCCCAGACGGCGTTCGCGGCGGGCGTCGTAGTAGCCCCGCTTCGTGCCGTCATCTTCGATCGGACCCTGGTCCTTCTTTGCCATGATCTCCTTCTTTCACTTCGGCCTCAACGCGAGGCCACATCTTCCGTACCCACTCGTCCCGGTTGACGAGACGTTTGCGGGCCTTCTCCCGAGCGATGTACTCGGGAGTGGCCCGCGGGTCGTCGTAGCGTAGACCGCCCAACGGGTCAGTCCTCCATGAGTCCCGTAGCCTCCAGACGCGCGGCTTCCGCGTCCAGCTCGGCGGTGTCCTTGCCGAGCTTGCGAAGCTTAACCCGGTCCCGGACGATCTCCTCCAGACGCTCCGCCTTCTGCTTGAGGCGCGCGATCTGGTCCTCTTCGATCGTCCCGGCGGTCACCAGGTCGATGATCGTCACGGAGTCGTGGACCTCGGAGCCGATCCGGTGGATGCGGTCTTCGCCTTGCTTCAGCTCCACGAGCGACCACCCCCGTTGCATCCGGACCATGGTGTCCGCGCGCGTGAGGTTCAGGCCCACGCCACCCGCCTTGTAGGTGAACAGCACATAGTCCAACTTGCCGGACTGGAACGCCTGGACCGCCGCGTCCCGGTCGTCGGCCGACACGCCCCCGGTGATCTGGGCGAACTCGATACCCGCGTCAGTGAGGCGCTTCGCGGCCAGGTCGATGAGCTGGCGGTGCTCCGCGGCGATGACGAGCGGCTTGCCGGGGTTGTCCGCGATGATCTCCATGAGCGCGTCCACCTTCGGGGATGGATCGATGAGGTTGACCTTCCAGGAGGTCGGGTCCTCGGAGTCGTACTTCACGTCCTCGGTGTCCACCTCGCAGTACGCCGACGCGAACTGAAGGAGGCGGGTAGCCCCGGCCAGGTTGTTCCCGGCCACCAGGAGCGAGCCGTCCTCCAGGACGGTCACGAGCTGGTCGGCAATGCCCTTGTACGCCTTCGCCTGCTTGGCGCTCATCTCCACGTCCTGGCGGATGTACACCTTGTCGGGGAGCTGGGAGAGGACTTCGGCCTTGATCATGCGGCGGAACATCGGGTCCACCAGCTTGAAGAACTCCTCCTTGCGGGAGGGGTTCAGCCCTTCGATCTCCATCGTGCCGAAGGGGGTGAACTGGAGGAGCGCGTACCGGTCCAGGAACGCGGTCTTGCCGGGGAACTCCTGGGGGTCCACGGTGTGGAGGATGGACCACAGGTCCCCGGGGTGGTTCGCCACGGGCGTGCCGGTGAGGGCCCAGCGGTAGCGGACCGTGGGGCCGTGGAAGGTGTTCCAGATGGCGCGCGACTGGGCCGCCTTGGGGTCTTTGACCCGGTGGGCCTCGTCCAGGACGCACACGCGGAACGGGATCGCGTTCAGCTCCTTGGGGTGGACCTCGCAGGCGGACGCCTTCAGCCCCGGGGTCCCGGCGTTGGGGTCGCATTCGATGCACTTCTTCAGATGCACCGACCCGTAGGGGGACAGGCGGGAGTGGAGGCGCATGGATTCGATGTTCATGATGATGACCGCCTTGTCTGCGGCGGCGGCTTCGGCCAGTTGCTTCCGGCGCTTGTCGGCCGAACCGTGGATGACGAAGGGGTTGGCCTCCGGGAGCCACTGGCGGACCTCCCGCTCCCAGTTGCGCTTCAGCGTGTTCGGGCAGACGATCAGCGCCGGGTAGGCGGGGGCGTCCCCGTCCACGTCCAGCATATCCACCTTGCGCAGGGCCGCAATCGTCTGGAAGGTCTTGCCCGACCCCATCTCGTCCCCCAGGATGGCTCCGCCCGCGGCCACCAGGAAGTCCCGGCCCGGGATCTGGAAGGGGTACAGCTTCGTGTCGTGGTCGGAGGCGGGCACGTAGCCCTCCTGGGGGGCCTGAGCGTCGCGGAAGGACAGCGCCAGATCCCGGCGCGAGCGCTTCTCGCGCGACCACTCACCGAGCCCCTTGCCGACCACGAGGCGGTCACCGAACAGGGAGCGGAGCACGATGCACGTCCCCCAGGACAGGGGCGCGGTCCAGCGCTTGGCGTCCTTCTCCCACTTGCGGCCCGGGATCTGCTTGATGACGGGGTTGTCGCTCCAGAGGGTCTGTTCCAGGTAGCCCTGGTCCGTCAGCCCGTGGAGGGTGATGCGCTGTCGCCGGTTCGGGTGGACCTCGGCAAGGATCTTCATCATGGCGTCTTCCTTCCTTCGTCTTCGAAGTCCAGACTAGCATCCGTCACCATCTTGCGCCAGCGCGGGGGGTCCACGTCCTTCAGGAGCGCGAACGCCTGGCGTGCCGCATCGCGGGCGTGGCGCTGACCCGGGATGCTCCACCCCAGGTATTCCAGCGTCCGGTCATCGGCGTACTTCAGGTTGGACTTGAGGTACTGGCGCACGTCTGTGATGCCGTTGACCTGAGCGAAGCCCTTCACCATGCCGGTGACCTCCAGGGCGTCCGCCTGTTGCGACAGCTTCGCGGTGTTCGGGGTGATGATGTACTTCTCAATGGCGATGTGGATGTTGCCGGGCCCGTACCATTCGGACCACCGCTTCAGCGCGTCGGCGGTGTGCAGGGCGATCTCCTCCCGGGGGTACTGGATCGGGTCGCGCGTCCCTTCTTCGAAGTACACGAACACCCCGGTAGTCAGGCCCGGGTCGAACCCGATCAGGACGTATTGGTCTTCATGCGGCTGGGACATAATCCACCTTCTCCCCCCATCGGTCCCCGATGGATACGCCCGCTGTGAGCGGGATGTGCAACAGGTCGGCGTCGTTCATGACGCCCTCTAGGATGTGGACCGCCTCCGCCACGTCGGCCTTGTCCACCTCCACGATCACTTCGTCATGGACGGGCAGGCGCAGCACGTCCCCGAGTCCGGCGGCGTCCAGCTCCAGGAGCTTGGACTTCAGGATCTCCGCGGCCATGCCCTGGATGGTGAAGTTCACCAGCTTGTATTCCTTGCCCTCTTCGCCCCGGAATCGCCGGTTCGTCAGCGGGGACCGCGAGTACGGGAAGCCTTCGGCCTGGGCGCGCTCCCTGGCCCGGCGCTGCACTTCGCGCTGGAACGCGGGCACCCCGGTGTACGCCTGGGCGAAGTCGCGGGAGAGCTGTTCGATCTCGGCCAGCGGCACGCCCGTGGTCGTGGCGAGCTTGTCGTTCCCGGCCCCGTACAGCGTGGCGTACACGTACGACTTCGTGAGCTGGCGGCGGGGGTCGTCCTTGCCGATGCCCAGATCCTTGTAGATCCCCCGAGTCAGGGTCGTGAAGAAGTCGTCCTCCGTCGCGAACGCGGCGGCCAGACCGGGGTCCCCCGACAGGTGCGCCATGATGCGCAGCTCCACCTGATCGAAGTCCACCATCAACAGCGTTTTGCCCTCCCCGGCGATCACACAGTTGCGGATGACCTTGGACAGCGCGTCCTTGCCGCGGGGGAGTTGCTGGAGGTTCGGGTGGGACATGGACATGCGCGAGGTGATGACGCCGAAGGCTCCGGCCGACTGCTCTGCGAAGCCCAGCGTGTTGATGCTCGGGTGGAGGCGGCCGTCAAACTCCGAGTACTCCAGGAACCGGCGCAGGAAGGTGGAGTTCAGCTTCTCGACCTTGCGCCGTTGCTCGATGATCCGCGCCAGCGGGTGGTCCACGCTCCGGATCACGTCCTTGTCCAGGGAGTAGTCCCCGGTCGGGGTGCGCTTCC